TAGTGTTTAAATTCCTTACCTTTAATAAATGCATTGGCAGATGCATCGCCAAATTCTGCATTACCACTAGTTGATACTTTAACCAACCCCATGCCATGACCATCAGGCTTGTAGCCCTCAATCAAAACATTGTTAGCCATTTTAAGTGCGCCACTTAATGTGCCACCTGTTAATTTGAGGTAATCAAGCGTTGCTAATCGTGCAGTATTGATTGAGTTTTCAAAGTCGTAATTTGGGTCACCTACATAAATATCTACTTGGTGACGTCTGTTTGGCTTTTGAGTTAGTACTGCAAAATAGAACTTGCCATTGTAGTAAGCGATGTCTTCGATTTCCGTCTCACGATTGATTTCAATGATCTGTTTAACTGTACCGAATGGTGTACACTCTACAAGACTTCCTAACGTTGCGGACATGATTGCGCCGTTTAGCATAAAGGCCCCGTTATTATTCATGTCCGGATAGATATAATCGACTTGGTACGTTTTGAGTTTTTTGAACTCATCATTATACAAATTGATAGTTCGTACTCTTTGGTTACCTGCAATAGGTACAATGGATACATAAGTCCTTGTAATCGGATCATAGTCAATGTTGAATACCTTTTCTTGCAATGTAATAGTATTTTCGATTGTCATAGTATCGGCATTCATAACCGTCAAATTATTGCCATTTTTTAGCCCATTTGTGATGTAAATCTTATTCGTATACCGATTATATGTCATCGTATTACAATGCCCTAGGCGTTCAGAATCCGTAAATTTATAGGTACCTACTTTTTCAAAAGTGTCTGAGTTAAGCTCGTAAAAAATTTGATTAGTACCTTCACCATTAATACAGGCAAGTACAAATACATTCTTTTTAGAGTTATAGGTAAACCCTTGGCATTGATTTACTTCCGCATCATACGTAATGTTTTTCATAAATGCGATATTGGATGCGCTTTTTAGCATTGGTGTTTCTATTGGATAATACGGCTTGATATTGGTATATACACCCATATCCATAACAGAACTTACTGTATTAAAGGTTAAATGTTCAGTTAGTTTGTATTGACCATTTGGCACTAATAGAATTTTGTTAGCAAGATTATCATTAGCACGTTTAAATGCAGCCGTATCATCGGTGACGCCATCGCCAACTGCTCCGAAGTCTTTAACTGACACAATACCATTTAGCGATTCTTTTCCAATGTATTTAGCATCAGCTTCACTTTTGGTTACAATTCCTTGGCCACCGGGTATTGCTATTTCTTCAGCTTTAGCAGCTGCTACCTCTGCACGTTTGGCTGCGTCTTCTGCTTTCTTGGCATTACCTACACTAGCTATTTGTTTATTGTTAATATCAGTCTTAATAGCATTTGCTTTTATAACCAAATCATTAATATTTTTCTTATCAGTTTCCGCCTGTGCAGCATATGCTTTCGTATTATCTGCAAGTACTTGGGTTTTCTCAAATGTATCAGCACTTTGGATAAGAGCTGTATTTGCAGTCGCTAATTTATCGTCTACCGTTTGAGATAATGCATTGATATTGTCGTTAATGGCTGTTAGCTTTGTTGCATTGTCTTGTACTTCATTGGCTTTTGCCTCTGCCGTAGATGCAGCTGCAATTGCTTTTTTAGCAGCTTCAATGGAGTTATCTACAATATCACGTGTAACTTGATTTGGGTCTTCATCAGCGCCTACATTAATTTGTAGTGTGCGATCCAACTGTTCTTTCATTTCCTGAAGAATTAGAATAACTTTATCACCCATATCTTCAATGTGATTGTATGGCCATTTGTTAGCTAATTCTGTAGTTTGTGAAATTGGAGTTCGTCTAACTAAAACAACTTTATAAGTTGCCGGCAATGGTTCACCAATACTTGGATACGTTAAAGTTTTATTTTGTGCATCATATAAGATGTTCCCTGTTTGCTCCGTTTGTCGTCCATCTTCATCAACTAGAATAAGGTTAATGTCTTTAATATTATTAAAGTCATATGGCCAAATATAAGTCTTGTTAACCCCATCACATTGATATTGAACAACTGGATTGTTGACTTGTGGAATCACAATATCCCGCCTTTCTTTGCATATAAAGAGGACTACCTAAAACTAGGTAGTCCTTACTTTTATTTTTTCTTCTTCTTTTCTTTTTTAGTCTTTAAACGCTTGTCTAACAAAATTGACATGAATACATCTTCAATCTTGGCATCCGTATCGGTTAGCCCTACACGCAACAATGTCCAGAAAGCATCGGTTACGGTATCACTAAAACCAGTTACACGGTTAGAAACCTGACTGAGCGAACGGCCTACATCAACGATATCTTTATTATCACTTGAGATAGCTTGACCGGTATCCCATAATTTCTCAACGATACTTAATCCCATTACTGTATTACCTTTATTGTATGGACGTTCTCCTAAAATAAATTTCATACCCATAGTGGCTATATCTCTCACTAATGGAATACCCATGGTTCCTTGTTGTACAAATTCTTCGGCAAAAGACTTGGCGATAGATTCTGGATCATCATCGTCACCATTTGTCATGGCTTTGTAAATTGTCATACCAATTGCCTGTGATATGATCCCCCACCATAACACTCTTGCAAAAGGCATCCAATCCCCTTTGTCTTTACCTATATACCATGATTCAGCGATGATATTATACAAAGTATTAGCATACGAATAAAACGGAACAAATAATTGAACCCATTGATTCCGTGAACGTTGAATGGATGCTGCATCTTTAACATCACCACTTCCGAATATATCTCGTACTGCTCTGTCTCCTGCCTCAATTGCTTGTTGATTAATCCATTCAGTACTTACCCCTTCCTTAGATTGAAGTTCAGCAACCTTTTGATCATATGCAAATTTCCATACTGGTACGGATAATGCGAAGTCTGTTTCCGTGAGCAGTCGGAATCCCATGTTATTAATTTCATCACGGATTTCAGCACCTTTTTCAAACTTGTACCCACCGATATTCTTATCATTAATGCGGAGCCCCTTTCCTTGGATGGTTAATCCCTTTTTAAGGTCTTTATCTAAAGTTTGAATACGTTCCCTCATGAATATGGATTGCTCCATAACAAAATCACGAGTATTATTGTAGGTTTCTGTACCATGACCATAGAATCCTACTCCTGCATGATTAACAGCACGAATTACATTGCCCGCACCAATACGATATACAGCAACAGGAATGTTTAAGGCATTTTGTATAGCAACTGATGCACGTCCAGCCATAATAGCCATTGTTGCATTATGTTTAAGGAACATTAAAATTTTACCAACATCATCCATCTTAGCCGCTTCATCCTTCCAATTATCACGAACCCAAGTTCGCAAGAATTGATAGGAATTCATTCCAAATTTCTCAACAATATAGTTTTGGAACTCTCTATTGGCTACTAATCGATTTACATCCGTCACAGCTTTTCGCATAGTTATATGATTGATTGACTCAGTAATCGCATTAGAAATGACATCAAAGTCTAGTAATAATGATTTATCCTTGACTACATCTAACCGGCTTTTAGTAGCGCTCATGCCAGTTCCTAATATCGCATTACTACTAACCATAGTTTTTGCAATATCTTCGACTTCCTTATCAGATATACTTGCATTGACTTCTGGATTATACACAATTGGGTAATACTGTCCAACGATAGTTCTACCACCAATAGTGAATGTGATGCCTTCTTCTTTCTTCAATGGATTCCCATAAAGTTCTTCTTGAACTTTGCTACGTTCAGTAAAGAAGGAGTTAATGTGGTCCCATGTCCGAATAATAAATTCCCAATCTTTATCGGTGAGGATTTCTTGAAAGGCTTTTTCCATTTCAACTTCAGTTACCTTGGCCGTTTCCATTGCCCGTTGTCTGTTACGTTCTGTACCCCAATTCAAAGCTAATACAATAACCTGTTCCTTGGTTAGATTACGCAATTCCCCAACATCGTACATATGCTTATTTCGGATGTTAAATAATTCACGCTTACCATACACAGAGGATACATCTTTTGCTAATCTACGCATGGACACTTCCTTGCGTTCATTAAAAGCTTGTGTTGCACGGCTAATCGGATTATAGATATATTTCACAGCATCTGGCCCTAATCGGCGTAAGAATGTTTCAACCTTGAGCAATGATAAATTGCCTTTATTAATAAGACCTGCAACGGCTTCCAAACCAGTTTGATTGTTTTGTGCGTTAAATACATTCCCATTAATTTTGCCAAATGTATCGATTGCTTCCGTTAATATGCCATCTACTGCATCATCAAATGTAATCGATTCACCTTTATCATTAAGAATGGTAGAGCCTTTATAAGCGTTGCGGCCATTCTTATACATGCCTGTCATTAATTCTTCCAGTGTGTTCAACTGACTCATTGTTAGATTTTTAAATGACATAGGTGTTTTACCATAAAATAGTTGTACAATCCATGGGTCAAGGAATGTAATACTTTTGTCACCTAGGATATCCGCATCAGGATCTAATGCATTAATAACAGCATTCATATCAAACCCATCTACTGGTTCCAGTCCGTCGTATTTAGTAAGTCCCATTTGGTATGCCATGTGCGCATAGAAATATCTCATATTAGGTTCAATAGTAATCGGATTTTTAGGGCGTGTCATTCTGTTGAGGTTATCAATCAACTTGGTCCTTAACTTCTTAATGCGGAGTGCATTGTCAAACGCAACACGAGCCCTCGCTTGATTTAGAAGTTGCAATTGTTTAGCTTGTAAAGCCTCTTCCAGTTTATTAACTGCCAACGCCCTGTCAGTACGTTTACCTTCTCGAATGGCTTGATTTTGATACTTCTTATACTGGCTAGCTTGGGATAAGGTCAAATCGCCTAATTCCTGTCTAGCACGGTTCATATAATCACTTATCACACCTACACCACTATCTCGGATAGCACGTACATTATTAATACGTTCTTGTAATTGTGCTTTTAGCTTTTCAATACGGTCTTGAGCGGAATCAAGTTCTTTTGATACAACACCTAATTCTTTAGCAACCTTTTCATTGTCACCAATTATTCGTTTTGCAATTGGCTCTAAATCAGATTCAATTGTTTCTGAATTAGGGTCAAGTCGATTTAACCTGTCGAGTAGTTCCCAGTTTTTAGCAAGGTCACGATTGGTTTGTGACTTAATGATTTTAGCTTCCTCTTCAGTTAATTTCATTTGACCATCTGAAGATAATAACCATTCCTCAGCAATTTCTATATTAGATTTGCCAATATGGTTATCTTCAATGAATGCCTGCTCGGCAGATTCCATAGCCTGATTAACAGCTTCGTCAAACGTAAATCCGGTTTGCTCACGTTCAGCAGTTTCTAATTCTTTTAGCGTGCCGTATCGAGTATTGGCTAATGCATTTTTACCGAATGCATTATAGCGTTGATGGTCTTTGTATATTGGGTACTGCTCCATTAAACGCTTTTCGATATCAGCTTGAATAGAATCTTTTTCATCGTTCCATTCTTTGATTGGACGACTTTCCAATTCCTTCATATACCGCTTCATGACACGTTCTTTCGCCATTTCCCCGACGTCGGCAATATATCCTTGAACCTTTGCTTGTTCAGCTTCATCGAGCTGTGTAAATAACTTGCTAGATTCAAATTGTTCAAGTGCCTGTTCTTTTGTGTAGGCATCTATATCTTCTTGGGTAGCGATCATACGCGCCATGATATCTTGTATTTCCTTAGGTGGCAATCCGCCTAGTCGTGTCACCGCACGATAGATACGAGTTAACCACTTTGAGAACATCCGGAATACACGTTGTAATCCTTTTGTAGGAGCATTCCCTTCACGAAGGTATGCTTCCCATCCACGAGCAAACTTTTCATGTGCCTTTGTATTGTCAGCACCTTGCGCATCATCCCATTCAGACCACTCTTTCAACTTGTTCCAATCTAGAACAAGTTGCTCTGGGGCATTTTCCATAGATGCTAGCTTTTGAATATCATCAAAGAATACATGACCCATTTCGTGTAAGAATGTACTTC